TGATCCTCCATCTCTCTTCCTCGATTTTACTCAAGGAAGTAGGCTCGTTTTTCACAAAGGTTTTCACTGGGTCAGCGAAATCCTGTTGGACTAGCTCCATGGGGGACATTCTTCTAACCTCTTCATTAGGGGTCATCGCGAGCTTGCGCAATCGTTCCTGAATTAAAGGGATGAGTTCCTGGAATTGTGTATCCACCAGCTTCCCCTTGGTCCCACTAATGTGGAAATAGGGAAAGCCCGGGCTGGAGGTTCTCTTAACATCGAGAAGTACTTCGTATATCTTCCTATCATCGACGTGTGGAAAAGAGCCTCTCAGCCCGTCCGGTGTGGGACAATGTGCTGTGTTAGCAAACACATAATCCCGCGCCCGTTTTAAGTCGCCTTCTTCCGCCTGGGAGGACAACTCACGTCTTCTGTTATTAGCAGCAAACGCTCGTTGTTCGGGTATACCTCCCCTTGGCGGAAAGGCCTTGCCGCTTAAGAGCGGCTCAAGCCGCTCGGCTTCTTGGAGCTGAGCGGTTTTGGCCTTGGGCTCGGAATAAACGCTCCTATTAGGGACCGTTGTGGCTCCGACCTTGTAGACGGCTCCACGCTTACCGCGGGAACCTTCGATTTCTTCCTGTTTCTCTTTCGAGTACCAGAAGATTTCGGCGACTTCGATGTACTTTCTTTTAATGTCTCCGACATCGTAAGGAGACCTCGCTCGTTTAAATGCTCCTCTTCTTCATCAAGTGAGAGTGGGGGGGCAGGAGCGGAGAGCTTTTCCTCGAGTGCCCTAAGCCGTTCAAGGAGATCGTCGGTTTTCACCTCCGTTTCCTCAGCTATGAGTTCGAGTTTGGGGTCGTTCTCAACCACCGGGCGCCTGATGGGTTCCGGGGGAGAAATGGCCGCAATTGTAGCGCTCCATGGTTCAATGGCTTTCTTTATCTCTTTCTTGAGTTCACTGGCTTCTAAGGCCAGTTCCCTCTCACGGGCACGAATTTCATTTAACCTGTCTCTGAGAGCTTTTGCTTCTTCACGTTTCTCATCTTGCTTCAACAACATGAGGCGTTTGGCAGCATTTCGCTCGTGTAACTGCTCCTCCCTCTGCTTCTTAGTGACTTCCAAAGCTTTCTTATAAGCCTCATCGGAAGTTAGGTTCATCTTGGTAGCTTCAAGGTGCATTTTCCGAACTTCGGATAGCAACGTCTTTACTTGCTCCAATTCCACCTGTAATTCCGGGGTGTGGGGCCTTAACAAAGATAATGTCTGGGCCGGCTTTGCAGAGTTGAATTTAATACGAGAAGCGTTGAGTTTCTCGCGTAGCTCCTTCGTCATGACTTCACCGCGTCCGTATGAGAACGAGCTCAAGTTGTGCTCGTACCATGGCCGGGAGTCTATGACTACTGGGAACCATATGCTTCCGAGCTTGTCAAAGTCGAAAGCTTTCGGATCCAACCAGACGGGAATCTTAATACCCTTCGACGCTGATGCATCAAAGTTCTTGGACTCCCTCATGTAATCGCTGTCGAGCATGTACAGTTCCCCATCATTGTAGGTATAACCGTGATCCTCTAAGTTTTCTATGAACGCCTGGTAGGACGAATAAAAGGAGGAATAACCATCCTCATAATCGTCCAACTTATCCAACATATCCTCATGCTGGCGACGCCAGTAATCAAATTCTCTCTCGGCATGTTCCCGCAACTCCCGGAATTGGAATGTTTCCTGTAATCCGGGTCTGTGGGTTGACTCACACTGATGGAGTCGCTTGCTGGTGAAAGGAATTGAACCGTAGTTGTTCTTCTTACTCTCAACCGTGCCGAGGTGAATGGCCACTAGCTTGCCCTTGCCATTGCGAATAGCTCCTCCGCTATCTCCGGGACGCGTGTTAATAAACTCGCTAACGTAGAAAGGTGTTTTGCCTTTCTCCATATTTCCTGAATTAAGGAGGACGGATCCGTCAGGTTGCGAATGACTCATCTGGATATACGAGGAATCGGAGTTAAAATCCGACTCAACTTGTGAAGCCTTGATGTGTGCAATCGACCACAATGAATCAGGCACAGCTAAGTACACCTGGTCCAAATACGGAATCTTCGCAATCAATCTGATTTCCCCTACTGGGTACATGGTTAAATCTCCCATTTTAGAAATGTAAAAAGTCCTATGTCCAGTTTTCTTGAGGTTATCTAGAACGTGCATGGCCGTTGATAAATGGTTTCCGATGCGAGTACCCGAACCTTTGAACTCATGATTGGAATCATAGATCCTCAAATCTCCGTCTAAAGGGGTGTTGAGCTCTCGTCCTCCCAGTCCTGATCCACTAAGGATGGCTTCTTGAAGCGGGCCTCCACTCGTTCGTGCGGGAGGTGCGCTAAGATAGCCGATCTGAGTAATGGGGACTTCAAAGGATAGAATCTCATCCCTATGGGTGAATCGTTGATACAGTTTCCCGTTTTCAACGACGTACTCAATCGCCGTCGACATGATATCGACTATATTTTTGCCCGGCGGTATTTTTACCGACGCCTTTCTCAAGGCTCTTCGCTCCATTGCTGGAACGAAAATGCACTTGCAAAAACCAGTTCCAACAAGCAGAACTAGCAGTGCAATGATGACTGGGAGCAATTCGGGAATTGCCTCCAACAGAAGTGCAATGACTTCATAACACAGATCGCTGAAAAGCGATCCAATTGTGGTCACAGTAGGTGGGCTCATTATTGCGGGAAGGTAAAGGGCTTAGCC